GAGGATGTCATGTACACGAACGTAGCTAGACCAACAGCAAAACCAAGTACCTCATTTACAGGTGCAAGCTCAATAGTAGCAAAGAAGCCAAACATTCCGATAAGTGACCTGTAAATTATATCGTCCATTATTATTCAAAGATTACTCCTGCCTCCTCTAGTTCTGCCCTAAGTTCATCAGTAAGTTCTAGCGATGTATTATCTACAGACTCAGTAGGTTCTACCCAATCTGAAAAGTCTTGTGGGTTTAACTCAACCTTATCTAGTTCCTGCAAGTCATCAATAATTGAGTCATATAGTTCTAAATCAGTAAGCAATGCTACTGGTATTACAATACGCCCATCAATTGTTTCTCTAGGTGCAATTTTAAAATTGTGCAAAAGTGTGTTGTTAAAAGTAGAAACATCATCCTGTGTTGTTACCATCCACCACTTTTGTAAAAACTCAGCCTGCTCTTCAGTAAAAGGGTCAGCGTTTATACAACTAGTTAATAAAGATATTTCTGATTCGTTCATGTTATGCAGGAATTGTTGTATCTCCAAATGCAGCTAAAAATGTTCTAACTGCTGTTTTAATATCTGATGGAACAGTTCCATCCAAGAAAGACATATGCAATGGAAATTTTGCAGAGTACGAATTTGTTGACCAGTTTAATTTCCAGTCAGCACTTGCGTAGTAATTTGTGCTAAAATAACCACTAGTTACTAATGTTGTTCCATTTCGTTTTATTCTAGCTTGACCAATTTCTTTGTTAAACTCTAAAAAGCCATCGTTACTATAACCAGAATTAACAATACTAGATGTACCATTTTGACCTATATGATATAGCAATTTATCATAATAAACTTCTGTGCTTATTAATGAAGTGCTTGGTGATGATTGAGAATAGTAAAAACCATAGTTTGGGTCAGAATATCCTGTTGCTGTACATACTGAGATAAGAGTGTAATCCTCTCTTTTGCCATAAGTTAGAACATCACCTGCGTTTGCAGAATCTATAGTTTGTGAAATGCTACTATTAACACTTAAACCTATTGCTGGACTTCCAGTTTTGGCTGCTGTGTAATTGCCACTAGTAAAGTTAGCAGTAGTCATTGCAGCCCCCTTTGCAGGAATGCTAATGCCTGCCCCAGTCTTTGCACAGTTTATAACAAACTGACCAATCTTAGACCAATGAGAACTTAGGCTAACAAACAAATCGTTATGTTTTTCTTTTGTATACGCCTCAGTATAGCTTGAGTCAAGAGATGACAAATCAAAAGAACCCCCTGCTGCTTCAACAGCAGTAAAATACGCTTGAGCATTAGCATCGTACGAAGGAGCAGCGGCAGCACCGTGAAGTGGCTTACCTAGGGCGTTCTTAAGTGATAAGAACATCTTAGACTACGTGACAAGCTACTGAACCGCTAACAATCCGTACTGCTGTGAACTGACCATAAAGAACAGTGCCAGCAGGAATTGTAACAGGAATTGATGCAAGCAATGATAAGTTTGCAACATTACCTGCTGCTGTGTCGCTATGCAGAACTGTATCGGTAAGAACTTGGATTGCTCCAACGCTTGTTAGATTGCTTGTTAAGTTTCCAGTAGCCAGTATTTGTGAGCCAGCTGATGAGAATTCGAGTGTGTTATTTCGTGAACTTGCCATGTTGGGTATTATATCACAGGGTTATCGTCTATCGGGACTGCCGATTTACGTAAGTTGAGAATCGTTTGTTTACAGTGTTGTTGTTAGCACGGATGTCTATTTTCTCCAGTTCTAACGCTAAATATGTTTGTGCTACGCCTTCCTCGGCAATAGCCTCTTGCTGTCTGTTCTGTACACGCAGGAAGTCAGCGTATACTGCATGAGCAATAAAGTTAAAGAACTCAGCAGGGACATCTACTTCAGAATTGTAGTAGTCAGATGTAACCGTGAATGGAGTGAACTCCTTCTTGTAAGTTATGAATGCTGAGTTGTCGTTACTGTTTGTGACGTTGAGAATGTTTGCACCCTCTGCATCAACATAAAAATCGTACTCAATAGCTGAGTGATTCAAGAATGCTTGCTTACGATGAATACGATTGAATCCACCTATTGTTGTTTTCCCTGTCTGAGCATAAGGTATTAACGAACGTGGAGTAACTTGCAACACATCGCTACCAGCTCTTGGTGTCCATGTTTCAACATCAACTACATTGCTTTTCTTATCAACATCAGCCTCTGTAAATTGTGCTGTTCCTGCTGATACAGTATAAGTTCCACTAGCTTGTTTTGTTGCAGAAGCAGAAGTATCAACTCTCCAAGCTGAACCAGTATTGTAAATAATAACTGTAGCTGTTGTAACACCCTGGTAAACATTACTTCCACCAGTGGTATTAGAGCCAAGTAACTTGTAGTTTTGATTTACAGAAGTTGATGTGCTTGCAGTTGCACCTGATAGCGTCAATGCAAGAATATCACGCTGCTCTGAAGTAACTAAGTAACGCTCCCAGATTGGGCTTTCATCAAAGATTTGTTGGAACCTTCGATTGATAAAGTTACGAATGATTTCATCTTCATTACCACTAGCAGGCAATTCTCCACCGTGACCGATAAGAGAAGTTATAAGTGAAAATAAATCCTTGTACTTTCTGTTCTGCATTAGATTTTATTTGGGCTAAGTTGTGGGAACTTCTTTTGGTAATACTTTAAAAATTCTTTAGAATGCACAGTCTCGTGACCATACTTCTGTACGAGTCGGAAATATTCACGTGGTGGAAGAGTTGCGACTGGTTTGCCGAGCGTAGGGTGAGTAGTCCCCTTTAGTTCGGTAGCTTCTTTAGCGGCTTGGTCAACACGATTCTTCTCGGTCTTCCGCTCCATCTTGAATCCGTTTTTGATTTCCTGCATGAATGCACGGTCAATCTCGCCATCGGAGTAGCGTTTAAGTGTAGGAACAATTATATCCATAAATAAAAAAAGGTGGGGGTCCGAAGACCCCCGACCAGAATTTAATTAAGCAGTACCACCAGCAACATCGCTGATGTCTAATTTAATGATAGCACGTCCTTGAGTAGCAGAGCCGAGTCCAGCACCTGTACCATTAGTAACGATTGCTATAACTGAAGTGTTACCACTTGCAGCAACAACTTTACCGAATGCGTCATCAAGGTCAGCACCAGTATTTGTGTACTCAAGTCCAACTGTGTTATCAGTTGTGAAGCAGTTGACTTCATCAACAAGAGCGTCACCGTCAGAGGATGTTCCTCCACCGTCAGTTGTAGTACCATCTCCGAGTCCAACTGCAATAGTTGCATCAGATACAGAACCGCCACCGAATGATTCAGTTACGGTAATGCTTGCACGGCGAATAGTTCCAGCAAATAATGCTGGGTTAGCATACGCACTGCTAAGTGTCAAATAAAGGAACTCTTCTCCAGTAGATGTGGATAAGTCCGAAGGTGTTACCTCAACAAAGTGAGAATAACCGCCACCGAAACCAAGTTCGTTTACGTTTTTAATTTTTGATATTGCTTTAGCCATATTATTATATCTCCTTTGTTAAGATTAAGCAGGGTCGATAATCTTACCGTGAGCACCAGGGTGGTACACGCCAAGTGTGAGTGCACAGTCAACGAATCCACGCTCACCGCCACCAAGATTTGGAAGACGAGTAGAACCCATTGGGATAAGCTCATGGATACCGTAGTATTCTGGGTTAACCAAGTAGCCCATCATTCCAGCAGTACCGCCAGCTACAGGCATACAATCAGGATTTCCGTTAACAATAGAAACAACACCATGGTCGGACTCATATAGGTCAACGCTAAGTTTGATTGAACCGCTGTTGCCGTCATAGTTTACACTACGGAAGGTGTCATTGGCAGAACCACTTGTACGTGCGAAGTCACTAATTTGGTTACGGAGTGTTGTGTCAGCAACAAGCATGAGATTGCTAGTTGTTCCAGTTACACCGAAGATAGAAGTAATAACTTGATTGAACTCGGATTCAGTGATTGTTGCACCAGGGTCAAGAACACTGTTAGTTGGAGTTTGGAACGCAGCAGGAACATTGCCTGAGCCAGCAGCAGCTTGAATCCAGTCACCAAGACCACCAAGAGCATTAGCAACACCAGCACCATTTTCAGTTGCTTGTGTGTTAGCAGATGCAATTGTAGCTTCGATGTCACGTTTTAGTTCACGGATAGCTTTAGCTTCTGCTTGAGCAATCTTAGCAGGACCAACGGAATCAACAGCCTCTTGTAGGTCGGATACCATGTAGTCACGGCGGAACTTTTGAACACGGTTACCAAGCTTTGCACGACCAGCAAATTGGTCAGTGAACGCAGTAACGTCAGCACCTTCAGAGATACCAGCTGTGTTTGGAGCACCTAGAGAATCAACAGTCCACTCCACGAATGTAGCAGAGGCACGTTGTTTGTTAGCTGAAGAGAGAATAGGAGTCTCTTCAGGAGCAAGGATAGTCAAGACATCAGTCAAGTCTTCCCGATTGGAAACACCAGAACCAGTATTGGTGGTGTCGAATGTATTTGAGAATGACATTATAAGTTATTATTAATGAGTTATTGTTTAGCGGCGGTTAGCCATTTTAAGTTTTCTAAGGGCGGCGAAATCGTTTGCACTACCAGTCTTTTTAAAACGAGCTTCCAGTTCCTTTAGTGCTTTAGCATTTCTGCCTTGGCTCTGTTCGGATTGTGCAGCGGATGGAGTTCCTGTACGTGGAGGATTAAGTGCGGGTGTCTTACCACTAGCTACAGCCTTACGACCGTAGATACTGTTAGTAGCATGAGCGAACCAGTAATCAAGTTGAGCAGCTACATCAGGTGCTTCACGTTTGAAGATGTCTTTAATCTTCTTCATTCGTTCATCACCTATAGTTGATTCGTATTGTTTTCGGATACTGCTGTCCTCGTCACCCATCCAATTAAGTTCTTTCTTAGCACGTTTAGAAAAAGCCTCAGTTAATTTAGCTCCCTCTTCTTGTGCCTTTACTCGATTTAATTGGTCAGGTAAAAATGTCTTCTGTGATTTACGAGCGTTAATTAACGCCTTCCTCACATCGGACTTAGTCCAATCGTTTCCTTCTACTTCCGTAACAACATCATCAGCTGCGTAATCATCACTTTCAAAAAGAAGATTCTCAGCCCATTCAACAATTCCATCAATCTCCTCAGCCTTTGTTTGTAATTCGTCAATACTATTGAGATTACTAAAAGGATTGTTTTCGACTGGTTTCTTTGCTTTAAGCGGATTATCACCCTCTTGTAGCTTTGCTTCTAACTGTTTGATTTGTGCTTCGGCAGCTTTACGTTTAGCAGTCAATTCACCGAATCGAGCTACTGCACGGCTACCTAGCTTATCAGATAGTTCACGCAAATCCTCCTCGGACATTTCGTCCAGGTCCAACTGTGAAAGAACATCTTCGGATTCAGTTTCCTCAGTTTCAGTAACCTCATCGGTTTCTTCTACCTCAGTCTCTGGCTCTGCTTCATCTCCCTGGGATTCTTCCTGACGCTCTTCAGCTTCTGGTTTCATCTCACCGAGTCTCCGCATTGCGAAATCCGTGACGGATATATTAGTATTTTCCGCTGTGTTTTCTACTGGTTCAGCGTCTCCAGTTTCAATTTCGTCTGTCATAATTTATCCACTCATTAACGGCGAGCGATGCCGATAAGCGGATTATAACATAGGGTGTTACATATAATCGGAGTAAACCTTTTTTAACTTATCGAAACCAGCCATCTGTATGATTTGGTCATACGTAATGATACGTCCTGATACTTGTTGTATCTGTTCAGTAGGGGACTCATGCAATTCCTGTATGGTCTCCTCACGTAGTTCGTGAATCATTTTGATGAAGCGAGCGAATGACTCGTAGTCATGTAGCTTTTCTATATCGTCTTGGATGTTCATTATAGTCCTTGGGTTTGTACATTACCCATAGATGCGGGTGCTGTACCTACTCTACCAATCTGAGCGTTCTGTGCTTGTTGCATCTGGAATGTGTACTGCCCCATGTACTTCTCAATACGTGCAGCGAATGCTTGGTCCTGCTGTGCACGAGCACTAACATCGGGTTGCTGTAAGTACTCCTGAATAACTTGCATTGCAATCTGTGCTCCTGAAGGACGAGCTGGCATTTCAATACCAGCAAAGATTTTAGCTAGGTCATCAGTCACATCCTTAACAATCTGTTGCTGTGCATCCTCAACAGGCTGGAGAATTGCATCAGCCATAACAGGGTCAATAGACGCAGCGGCAACGTCCAGAAGAGCGTCAACATTAAGTCTACCATTTGCATTGAGTTGGTTAAGTTGTACGAACTGTTGTAGTTTCTTTTCAACAGTATCTGGGTCGCTGTTCTGAACATCGAAGTTAATCATAATATCGAAGTTCTCATCTGGGTTCCCCTTGTTTAGTACTTGCGGGTCAGGGATTCCAGTTACACGGAAGAATACTTCATCAGGTCCGAAACGCTGGAAGCATTTGAATGCCATGCGAATAACCTCAGCAGTATGACTAAGGAACTTATCAACAAGGAACTGCTTGCGTGTCTGGCTAATCTGTGAGGATTCATCAAGACCAACAAGGCGGTCAGCTAATTC